GTGTCTTTAGCCTTTTTTTTTGATAGTTAATCTGGTCTTTTTGGGGTTAAAGAAAAACAAAATCAGGCGGTTACATGTTCACGTTGACAGGTTAAACAAGGGAGGTTAAGATGTATTCTTCTTTCGTGGAAACAATAAACAATTCCAAAACAAGGGAGGTTAAGATGTATTCTTCTTTCGTGGAAGCGATAAACGATTCCAAAAGGATAGATCGAAAAAATCTTGTCGAGGATTTTCGCACGCTGATCATTGACGAGACGAAAGAGCGGTGGAAACTTTTGGACGCTTACGAAATTTGTTTTGAAATCCCGATGCGAGAGCGGCATTTTATTTACGATGAGCCGGAGATGGGGGAACGATGAAAGCGAAACTACTCATATCGTTAGCCGAGGCCGCCGCAAGCATGATGGTCCCTTTCTTGCCGTCATGGATAAAGGAAAACCTCGAAGAGGTGGCATATATAATCAAGAGGATTCAAAGAGTCCGGCCAGATTTGACCGAAGATATTCTTCTGGAAAGGTCGAAAGGTCTTCAGGATCTTGAATATTTCGAACGATGTGCCATGGCCGGCGATGCGATGCCGTGGGAGCCTGAGAAAGACAAGGGTAAGCCGATTACAGCGGCCGAAGCTTTGAAGGATATTTATAATTTACAGGCAGATGAGGACATGGTCCGTCAGCGATTGTTGGCTCAATGGCATCTTTTGGTCAAAACTCCGACGCCCTGGCAGCGTGTGAAAAACTTTTTCAATAGGAGGGTTTTTTGATGAATGATGATTTCGAGAAGCTACTGGAAAACATAATCCTGGCAGAGAAAAGCCCGAACCGGTACGAGCTGACCGAGGGGGCGCATGCGATTATTGACCGGATAAAGGGAAGAAAAGCGCAGGCTCCAGGGTGGGTCGACGGGCTGCCGGTTGATCATTTACGCCCATTTTGCCGGGAAGATAGGAGCCGTAAAAGTTTTGAAAGGGCCGCTGAGTCTTCTATGAAGCGTATTTTATCACGATGAATCTAACACAAACAGAATACGCCGAACGCCGGGGAGTCTCCGGAGCTGCCGTTTCGAAATGGATCAAGCAGGGCAAGATTCCGAAATCCTGTCTTGTCATGGAGAAATGCAGCGACGGCAAAACACGCCGGAAGATTGTCCCCGATCTTGCTGATAAGGCGCTGGATGAAAATCTTGACGAAACCGCACGGCGGAATCATAAGCTTGGTGGCCGGCCTGATCGCCCATCGAAAAAAAAGAAGCCCGGCAAGTCGGAAGCGAAAGAGACGCTTGAAAAGGCAATTCAGATTGTCGAAGACAGTTCGCTGGATGACAAGATGCTCAAGGGGATGCTGTCCCTTGCCGGGGCTCAGCGGGCCACAGCTAATTTCAAGGCACAACTTACAAAGACTGACCTGGAAGAGCGGAAAAAAATACTTGTAAATCGGCAGCAGGAACGCCGGAAGATTTACGAAATTCTCCGGCAGACGGTTACTGATATACAGGCGCTCCCGAGAAAATCCCATGTAATTGCGGAACTTGTGGCCCTGGAAACACCGGAAGAGATCGAAGATTTATTGCAGAAGGTTATTTTTGATTTGCTTTCTGATCTTGCCGATGTTGTCGAAAACATGGAAAAGGAATTAGGATTATGAAAAACGAGGCTCAGATGATGGTCAATCTCCAGTGTGCCGGTTGCGGGAGCGCTGTAAGTGTCGATATTACAGAATTCGAGGATTTATTGCAGAAAGTGATCTTTGATTTGCTCTCGGATCTTGCCGATGTTGTCGAAAACATGGAAAAGGAATTAGGATTATAATGGGAACCGAAACGGAAATAAAAAAAACCGTCGCTATGACGTGTGAAAATTGTGGGCAAACGGTCCGAGTGGATCTTCGGGAAAACCAGATGCAGTTTGAATTCTACAAGCATGTCTCGTCCTGCCCGGCATGTTTTAAAAATCGGACATCGAAAACGAAACAGAAAAAGATTTTGGGGAAGCCTTGCCCTTGCGAATCGGGGAGGAAGCGGAAAAACTGTTGTAAGTTTGAGGAGTTCGATAGGAAAAACAATAACTGGGATATTTAAATGAAAAATGAGGCTAAAACGATGGTCAATCTTCCGTGTGCCGGTTGCGGGAGCGCTGTAAGTGTCGATATTACAGAATATGAAGGGTCTATGACGATTGAGGATCCAGGCAAGGTGTTATCGTGCAAGTCATGCCTGAAGCCTTATAGTAGCTATTTTTCAAAAACCAAGATAAAAAAGATTTTCGGGAAAAAATGTCATTGCGGATCGGGTAAAAAACGAAAAAACTGTTGCCGGTTTAAAGGGGAGGTGGGATAAAAAATGAGGCTTAAAATAACGCACAATGAAAATTTCACTAACGCAATTTTTGAGATTGACGGTAAAAAAATTGATCGGGTGATATCGTTCGCCATTACTGGCAGTGCTACCGAGGCAGCAGTGGCAAAAATAATAACTCTTGGTGATGGCCTTGAAGAAGTTGAAAAAGTTTTTTATTTCAAAGATATTGATATTGTCCGGAAAGGTGGGAACCCATGACACTCCGAGAAAAGCAGTCGACTTTTGTCCGGATGACCGGCAAACTGATCTGGTACGCAAATCAACTCGGGTATGAGTTGACCTATGGTGACGCCTACAGAGATCCACGTTGCCCGTATGGCTCGAAAACTTCGAAACATCACGACCGCCTTGCAGTGGATTTCAACCTTTTTATTGATGGAAAATATCGAAGGGACACGGAAGCCCATAAGCCCCTGGGGGAATACTGGGAATCGATAGGCGGAACCTGGGGCGGCCGGTTTAAGAATAAAGACGGGAATCACTACGAATACTAAATTATAACATAGAGTTCATAAAATGAATTGCCACACATGCGGAAAAGTCCACATATTGCTGAAATATTGGAAGGATGCTTTTACTTTTTTCGAGAAGAATCAGAGCGTTTATTCTGAAGAGGAAGCTTGCCAATTTTATGGCCTGAAGCGCTGTATCGAGAATCTGGAATGCGCTTTATCAAACAGCACCGCGGAGGATTTCAAGAAAAAATTGATAAATAGAATAACATGACGGCGCAATTTTCCAGAATCATCCGCCCCGATCCAATTATTACGCTCGACACCTGGGCAGAAGATAATATCCGCCTCCCCCATGGCGACCCGAAAGAGGGCATGTATCGATTGTCATACACGCCTTTCTGGAGGGAACCGCTGTATGAACTTTCTCCTTCAGTCCGGACTCGCCGTGTTGTCGTTGTCGGACCGGTCCAGATAGGCAAAACTCTACTCGGCACAATTTTCCTTCTTGGCACCGCTGCACTTTCACCCGGGCCGGCCCTCTTCATCTTGCCGACGCGGGAAATGGCCGGCACTCACGTTGAAATAAAATTCGATCCGATGACGGAGGCTATGGGGTGGGACATCTTCCCGGTCAAGAAATCCCGGCAGGCAGGGAACACCAAATCATTGAAAAAATACCCGGGCGGGTCGATTATCTTTGCCGGGTCCGAGGAAAAAACGACCTCCCGCTCGCTCTCGATGCGGTATATCGTGATCAGTGATGCCGACGGGGTCAAAGGAAATGTAGGCGGAGAAGGTGATCCCATGATTCTTTTCCCGAAAAGGGCGGAGCATTACGCTGGGATTGAGAAAATCCTGATAGAATCGACGCTGAAAATCAAGGGGGCATCGCACGGGGAAAACCAATACAAGCAATCTTCAAAAGGAAAATACCACGTTCCGTGCCTGAAATGCGGGCACATGCAATATTTGGAATGGGGCACCCGTGATACTCCGTTCGGGCTCAAGTATCAGGTATGGAAAGACGGGAAAATCCGGAGGACCTGGTACATGTGCGCAGGCTGCGGTGGGGAGATCGAAGAGCGGAAGAAGTTTATATGGTTGAACCGGGGCGAGTATATCCACGAGGACCCGGATAATAAATACCGGGGCTTCATGGTTCACGGGCTTATGTCGCCACCGGGCATGGCATTATGGGATGATAAGGCGCTTGAATGGATAAAGGCGCAAGGAAAATATGAAGCCTTGCAAGTTTTTTTGAACACATTTTGCGTCAAAACTTACGAACACCCGGGCACCGTCCGATTGAAATGGGAAGTGCTCAAGGCCAGGGCTGAGCCGTTTCGATTTTTCGAAATCCCTTCGGATGTTTTCGTCTTGTCGCTGGGCGTCGATACGCACGATAAACGACTTACGCTCACGCTAATCGGGCGGGGAAAAGATGACGAACTTTGGGTTTTATATTTCGGTGAGATTTTCGGCGATCCAAACGATTCCTACGTGTGGGATGAGCTGGACAAATTTCTTGCCCGTGGGTTTCCTCGAAAAGACGGGGCGTCTTTAAAGATCTCAAACTGCTCGATTGACATGGGCGGGCATCGGACGGAAGCCGTGAAAAAATACACCCGGAAACGCTGGCCGCAATGTATAGCAGCGCAGGGGGCCAGGGGCAACACCGGGCCGATACTTGCGCCACCAACCGACGTTGATGTCACATACGGCGGCCAGAAAATCAAGGGTGGGGCGAAAGTTTGGAACGTCAACACGTACACAATGAAAACGGATATTTATGCTCGATATAAAAAAGACAAACCTGGGCCTGGGTATATCCATTTTTCGGCCGACCTACCAGACGAATTTTATAAACAGATCACCGCTGAAGAGTTTGTAATGACGACAAAAAAGGGATATCCGGTCATGAGTTGGGAAAATACCCGCATCGGCAAAGATAATCATGCCCTCGATTGCCTTGTTTATGCTCTCGCCGGGCTTATGAGAATCACTCCCACCCTTGCCGTGCTGAAACCGTTACAGCCGAAACCGTCCGAAAATCAGGCGAAAAAAGCGGATAATCGGGCGGATTCGAGGCCGAAACAGCTTCCGAAGCCTGCCAGGCGGAACCTGGCGCAGCCTCGGAAGCGGCGAAAACGATTTGATGGGTGGTAGGCCCACAAATCAAGCCTGATAAGCGCATTTGCAATTCCAATTATCAGGCGTGTCTTTGACGCATTCGTCTATTTTTTTTTGGCTACTGTATTTTTTACAATGACAACCACAGCATACACCCCGGCCTATTTTTTCTTTTTTTTCGTTTTTGTTTTTCATGATTTCCTCCTTAAGTTTTGCCCCGGTTTCCCGGGGCGGTTTTGGTGTTTAATTATTCAACCGGTGCGATTATATATCCGTCTATCGGCATGAATTGATGCGGATGAGTTGTCAGGCATCCGAGAAGACTCTCTGTAAATTCGGGAAGAAATCCGGGTGCGTCTTCCCATGTGCAATTGAAAAAGATTTCGAAGGCTTCAAATACATTTTTAGCGTTGCATTCGATAGAGCCTGAGGATACCGCGGCACTTTCGGCGGCAAGTTTCAAAACTGGGTCGGCTTCAATTTCTTCGGCTTCAAATCCGAATTGGTTACCTTTTCTAAGATCGTAAATCATGATTTTTCCTCCCTTTGTTGTGGGGCGTTTCCGCCCCTGGTTGTGCCCCGGCGAACCGGGGCGGGTTGGTTTTATCTCTCATATCTTTTGATTTCGATTGTCGGATCGGCTTCTGAATTTTTCATCAGGGCGTTGAATTTTTTTTCTGAAAAGTTCCCCATGATTCCACCGGTTACACAGTTTGTAATTTCGTAGACAAAACCCCGAATGGCTGTTTTTTTCTGGATACTCATTTGGTTTTTTCCGTCTTTTGCGATAATGATTTGTTCCATTGTGTTTTCCTCCTGAGTTTTTCGGGCTGGGCTGATTCCCTTCCCGATCTTGATTCCTTTATAACAAATTGAATTGAGCTTGTCAACTAAAATCGTATAATATTATACGATTTTATGAAATTATTTTTCAACTGGTATTTCAACGGTTTTTATCCCGCTGTCATAGTGTCGATATTTCACGGCCGTGGGGAACCGCTCCCGGATCTTTTCCGGGTAAGCCTTCGAACCCGGCTTCAATGTTTTTCTGGCCGTCCCCACCTTTGCAGGTGGTTCCGGCGGCGGTGCGTCTGGATCTTTGCCTGTGAGCTTGGCCAGGTATCGATCCCCATCCCACCGAGAGACGGTGATAAATCCCCGGCGTTCCAAAGATCGGGCCAGGGGCAACGGGTATCGGGCCTTGTGGACCACAACCAGTTTTCCGGTTGGTGATCCGTTTTTTATGGCTTCATATAAAGACCGTTTCCGGCCGGTTAGTGGTTTCATGATTTTTCCTTTCAAGCCCCGGCGAACCGGGGCGGTTGGTTTTTTAATATGAATAGAATCTCAATTCAAGATTATCATACCCGAGTCGTTCCCATTCATCGGGTATGTCCTTGAATTCTTCTTTCAATTCTTCGTATGTTTTTTGAAGCCATGCGAGGGCTTCAGATTCGTTTTTAAAAGATGACCTTTTTTGCTCCTCTCCTTTGGCGAATATCCGAGCGGAAAAGAGGATGTCACCCACGATGACACAATCTGACATCCCGTCCATGTATCGGCTGTTTCTTCTTCCATTTTCCATGATTTTTCCCTCCTGAGTTGTGCCCCCTTTCGGGGGCGGTTGGTTTTAGTCGTCAAGGTTGAGGTTTCCAGCCAAAATAACGGCTTTTATATCGTTTTGTTCTTCTGCCAGTGCGGGGAAGGTTTTGTTGAACTTTCCGGCCTCAATATCCCAGAAAAAGGAAATTCTGGAAGCGCCCACCGCGTAATGGTCATTTGAAAAATAGATTCTCTTTTCTTTCCATTCTCTAAAATTCCAGGTTCCGCCATTGTCGCATTTGATAATGTTTTTGCCTTTGATTCTTTCGATTTTCTGCATTTGTCTTTCCTCCTGAGTTTTTCGGGCTGGGCTGATTCCCTTCCCGATGTTGAATGCATATTAACAAATTAGAATAAGCCTGTCAATTAAAATCGTACAATATTATACGATTTATTGATATTTTATCAAAAAAAGCCACTTTTCACCCTTTTTATACCATTCCGGCCAAGAATCCCGCCAACGAATCCAATAACAAACCTAACTGTTGACATTTACCACAGTTCCATGATACCGGTTTAAAAACTGTGGTATTTTTCAACGTTGAAAATCTCAACACTGTTGGATTTCACTACACAAAAGAAAGTTTCCGCCTATGGCCACACCGACAACCGACGATATCCTTGAAAATCTCGATTCTTCCGGCGACCTGACAATCGATCAGGCGCAGAAGGGCGACGAGATGATAAAGCGCCGGACCGGGAAGGATCTTTCCGACCTTGCCGCTTTTCTGCAAGCTCAGTCGGCCCGCGGTGTAGCTGCCAGGCGAACATATGCAAAAAGAATCAGGGATTAAATGTCAAAAATAGCCTCACTCGACCTCCGCCCTCCCAAAAATGTTTCACATGAAACAATTCCCCGGCGTTTGAGGCGTTCGAATCTATACCAGGCGGCGAAAACGTCTCGAATGACGGGCGCCTGGCCAGCTACGAACGCCGACGTAAATGTTTTTATCGGGGCAAGTTCCGACACAGTACGCGCAAGAATCCGAAAACTTGTGCGGGATTATCCGCATTTTGCCCGGGCGGTGGACCTGCTCTCGCTGTATATAATCAACACCGGTATCGGGTATCAATCGAAAGTTAAAGATTATGACCGGACGTCCGACACATTTTCCTTAAATAAAACGCTGAACCGCAAACAAGAAGACGAGTGGAAGCTTTTTTCCGACGCTAAAAATTTCGACGTTGCTAAAAAACTCTCCTTCGATGCCATGGAACAGCTCGCTTGCCGGCAAGATGGGGAAAACGGCGAGTATATCATCCGGAAGCACTACCGGCGAGACCGAAGATTCGGGATTTGCTACCAGATATTCGAACCGGATTTTTTGTCCGGATTCCACGGCAAAAGCCTTGTAAAAGGGGCCGAAATTGAGCAAGGCGTGGAATATAATATTTACACCGGGGAAGTTTACGGTTACCATTTTTATGATCAGTTGACCGGCGAAGGGTATTCGCTTCCAGCCGATTCGATCATGCACAATTTTTTCACGTATCGACCGGCGCAACTCCGGGGAATCTCTGCTTTTGCTCCCGGCGTTATTCTTGCCGATACACTTAAAGCCCGGATCGATAACGAACTTTCACGCTCTGCCCTTGCCGCTCAGTGGCTGGCATTCGTAAAAACCCCGGACCCGCTTACACGCCAAACTGGAATGACAGTTGACGAGGACGGGAACCAAATCAACGGTGATGACCGGATAATCGAAGAGATTGAAAACGGGATCATTGAATATCTCAACCCGATGGAAGATATCACCTTGGCCGGCGGCGCTCCGGACCCTGCCGGATTTAATCCGTTTGTGAAATTTATCCTGCAAATGTTCTCTATCATTCGGGGGTTCCCTTTCGAATTGGTGTCTGGCGACTATTCCGAATTGAATTACACGGTTTTAAGAGGGAAACGGAACGACTTTTCGCACGAATTAAAGGCTCACATAAAGCGATTTATTGATCAATACAATGAGCCAATCAAATGGGATTTCCTGCAAGGCGGCGTTCTGTCCGGCGTTTTTCCCTACCGGGACTTTTTCACGAACCCGGCCTATTATGGCGCTTGCAAGTGGATGCCAGTGGGGATGCCTCCGATTGATCCGCTAAAGGAAAATAAAGCTGATATCGTGGCCCTTGACGGCCGGATCGCAAGCCCGCAAGAAATCATGGCGAAAACCGGCAGGGACATGGACGATGTTTATGCAGATATTGCAGCCGCAAAAGAGATGCGGAAAGAATACGGCATAGAAGACGAGCCGACAGCCGGGATCAGCACAGCGAGTGCAAACGCACCGTCCGCAGTTGCTCCAGATTAAAGGATAAAAAGCATGAAAAAAATCATAAGAAAAGCCACCTTGCAACCTCCGGTTGATGCCGATGCACCGATGCGGATTCTTTTCGCAACGGAAACGCCGGTAATGATCCGGCAAGGGGCGGCGGTGATTCCGCATATCCTGACAAGGGGTGGACTTCGGGCCGCTGCCGGGCAGGTGCCTTTTATCGATAATCATGATCGGTCCGGGGATATCGTAAAAACTGTCTTGGGATCCGTCCGCAATTTTACAGAAACAGAAGACGGCAACGAAGGCGAAATCGTGTTTGCAGGCACTCCGGAAGGTCAGGCCGCCCGGTCGCTTTATCATGACGGGCATATCTCAGCGGTATCTGTAGGCATCCGGGTGGATCCGGAAAAGGGGTTTTTGAAAAAAGGCGAAAGTCTCACAATAAGAGGCAAAACATATGAGGGCCCGGCGCTTATATCAGAGGAGTGGAATCTCGACGAGATTTCAGCTGTGATTGTCGGGGCCGATCCGAATGCAAAAAAACGAAAGGAAGAAGATATGAGCGAAAACACTGAAAACACAGAAGAAAAACGGGCGCCCGATAAGGCCCCGGAAGTACAGATCAGAACCGAAACGAAGATTGAAAAAGTCGTTGATGAGGACGAAGTGAATCGGCGGGCCGAGATCCAGGCTGAGAAGATCCACAAGAGAAACACCGAAATCCGGATGATGTGCCGCAAACTCGGGGAACCTGACGAAGTTGCAGAGAAATTCATCGAAGAAAAGAAAAGTTTCGAGGATGTATCTCGGGCTTTGCTGGCAAAGATGGGCGATGAATCGAAAAAAGGCGGCGAGGGTTTCGGGTTTGCTCGGGTCCAGATGGGCCTCGATGCGACTGAAAAGTTCCGGGACGGTGGGGCGCTTTCGCTTCAGATGCGGAACGGCCTGTGTGACCTGGACCGAAAAAATGAATTTCTGTCTTTCGGCATGGCAGATCTTGCCCGGCGAGCGTGTGAGTTGAACGGGCTTTCCCTGCAAGGCACGAAAGAGGATATAGTTGCCCGTGCGAACATGGGCACCAGCGACTTTCCATATATGCTTTCCAGCACTGCTAATAAAATGTTTTTCGACGGCTACGAAAAAGCCGAGGAAACACATAAGCTGTGGACCGGGGAGCGGTTCGTTTCTTCTTTCAAGATCCACGAGTCCCCCAGGCTTTCCAGTACCGGGCGCCTCGAAGAAGTCAAGACCGAGGATGCGAAACCGAAATATGGAAGCAGATCAGAAGCCCAGGAAACTTACAGGCTTCGGGAATTCCGGAAAGTATGGGGCCTGTCTTATCGGATGCAAGTCGATGACGATCTGAACGCCTTTCTGGTTATGCGGGAATATGGAGAAGCCGCAGCGCTGACAGAGGGTGACGTTGCCTATGCAGCATTGACAGACAATGCCGCCATGGGCGACGGCGTAGCTCTTTTTCATGCTGATCACGGCAACCTCGAAGCCACAGCTACCGAAAAGCCGAGCATTGACTCGATGACAGCCGCAAGGCTGGCGATGCGATTGCAGACAGGGCCGGATGGTGTTACCCGAATCAAAGTTCGCCCGCAATATGTACTTTTGCCAGCAGCTCTCGAAACCTGGTGGGAAGCTTTTGTGGGGTCTGAATTTTATTATGATGAAGCCACACAGGGCACGATTGACGCCGCAATGGGGTCAAGGCGGAAAAACCCGTTTTATCAGCCTGCGCTGATCCCGGTAATCGAAACCCGGCTGGACGATGCCAGTGCTACAGCTTGGTATCTTGCCGGGATGAAGGGAAAAACGGTCGATATGGTCTATCTCAACGGCCAGCGAACGCCGAACCTCCGGACGGTACAGAATCAGTTGACCGACGCCATGGAGATCCTCTGTCACCATAACGTGGCATCATTCCCGGTTGCCCATAACTGGCTTTTCTATAATCCGGGCGCATAAGAGCTGGAAAAGTAAAAAATGGGCGGTTGAATTACGCCGCCCTTGAATCCTAAAATAAGGAAGGAAAAGAAAAATGATAAATACCGTATATAGTACCGAATGCAGTGATCAGATCACTTATGCAGGGGAAACCGGGCATTCTTCCGGCGATCCCGTCCTTGCCGATGGTGTGACACCCGGCGTGGCGGTAGGCGATTCCACGACAAACGGAACGACCGTTCTCGTCGCACCTGGGGCGGTTGTCAACTTGTCCGTCCAGGCTGTGAACGATTCCGGAAATATCGTGATGGCTGCCGGTGATACAGTCTATTACAGTTTCGGTGATACCATCGTTCTCAACGGCAAAACTTCCGGGATTCCTTATGGTATCCTTTTGGAAGGGATTGCCCTTGGGGCAACCGACACCTCCGCACCCGTCCGGCTGTTGCCGACTCAGGTGGGCGCATCCGCAGGCGGGTCCGCAGGCGGGCAGGGAACGCATGTGGTTTTCACTGAAAATCCAACTGTTACCGGTGCCGCTGGTGGCGCTTCCGTTGGCACTGATAATGCCGTCAATATTGTCCGGGTGAACGGTGAGGTTTTCGAATATCAGAACAACGGAACACAGACCATTGTCGGGCCGTCGCTCACTTCTGGCGGGCTCCTTGTATCCTTGGATCTGACGAACGACGAAGGCGCCACTTTCGACCAGGGTATCACCGCTTTAAGTAAGGCCGCTTATGTTGCCGGAACTGATCCGGTATCACTGAAAATCACCTTCACTGTTGCTGATGTTTCCGGGCTGGATGTGTGCTGGTTTGGCTGGAGAAAGCTTGCCGCAAGAAATGACGATCCGACCGCCTACACGGATTTCGCTTTCATCGGGCCGATTTCGGGTGACATAAAAATGATGACCGACCTCAACGGTTCGGGCTCAGCAACCACCACGGATTCGACTCAAAATTGGGCGGATGCGGAAACCCACACGCTCGAAGTCAATGTGTCGGCTGCTGGTGTTGTCAGTTATAAAATTGACGGTGCAGCGCCTACTGTATCACCGACGGCGACTTTCACCTTCGACTCCGGCGACACGATTATTCCTGTTTTTCAATTTCTCCATGCCGCAACAACTCCGGGCGCTATCACCTGGAAAGAATACCATTGTGACCTGGCACTGTAAAGATAAGGCAAGAAATTGACACGAGCAATCGACACACTTTTTAAGAAAAACACCGTCTCCCTCCAGGACCTCTTCGGCGTGACGCTGACATTTTATCCGACTGGTGCAGCGTCCGCCGTCGAAGGGATCAAGGGATTTTTGGGGACGGAGGCGGAACAGGTTGTTGGTGCTTACGACACAACGACAACAGGGTATATTGATACGATTCAAGTTTTTTTATCAGATATCGGATCGAATCGAACCGGTTATTTTTTGCATAATTCCGTTGACCGGTATGATATTGTAACGGTTTTAAATATCGACGAGAACCAGATAACTTTTTCAGTCAAGAAAAGGTAACATGTCTTTTACTATCGAAATCGACGATAAGCGCTTACAGCGGGATTTCAAGAAATTGAAAAATGATTCCCCTGTTGCGTTATCAAAAGCTCTGAACACGGCAGCAACGGAAACGAAAAAAACAGAGCTTCCGGGTCTTATTCTGAGCCGGTATTCGATAAAAAAGCCGAGACTAAACAAGGGAATAGCTGTCACGAAAAAAGCGAAAAAATCAAGCCTTGGGTCTGAGGTAACAGCCGGGGGCGATCCGATTTCATTGACTTCTTTTGTCGGGACAAGATGGACGAAAAAGTCAAAAAAAGGGGCCTCCGTTGCCGTGATAAAAGGAAAAAGGAAAATCATCAAACACTCTTTTATTCGGGCGAAACGGGGGCAGAAAACAAATCAGGTTTTTCAAAGAAAAACAGCGGATAGATACCCGCTGAAAGCTTTAAAGGGGCCGAGTATCCCATCGATGACGAGCAAGATTGAGCCGAAACTCGGGCCGGTAGCATTGAAAAAACTTGCGGATAATGTCGCTAAACAACTCGATAATCTAATATCGAAAGGATAAATATCATGGCTAAAAAAGGAATTTCCAGGGAAGCGGCACAAGTGGCACTCGCTGCCGCTGCGCTTACTGATTCCGGGGACCATACAATTTTCAATCATGCAACGGCGACCTTGTTTTCTGGGTATGAAAAGGCGAGCCAGTCAATTACACGGCTGCCGGTGGCCTTGCCGAATGGCATGATTACGCCCATCAATTTTATCGTCAATTCCACCAACGATGTTGTCTCTTGGCCCGCTTGCAAGGCAAATATCGAAGGGGATGAAATCGATATTTCAGCGGGTACTGCATCAGTTACTCGGGAAGTAACCAACGCTTTTATGATTGCGTCCGTTACCGTTGCCGCAACCGGTACGGTAACAATCACCGAAGGCACTGCCCACGCTACAGCGATCGATACATCGGCAAGGAGCGGAGCCGGGCAGGCCCCACTTGTTCCGGTTGATGAGGTCGAGATGGGCCAAGTCCATCTTGATAGCGTTACTCCGGCACCGTTCACCGCAACAGAGTTAAAAAACGTGCAGGGAAATTCCATGGAAATGTCGTATTATCCGACGTTTGACATCGCATTTTCCCGAGTGACTTCCGGCGTGATAGGGAAAGCAGGCGTTACGTTTACCGCTGCCTTGCCGCTCATACATACTGGAAACACGGCAAAAAAAGTCTGGATCACAAACGCCTTTACTCCGGAGTTCGCAAGCTGGCGGAGAGCCGACAACTTTTCTGAACCGGCAACAAGTATCACGAGTTCTTCGACGCCTTCTTATGATGGCCCGGTTTCCTCGGATGCGAGTTCAATTTCCGGCGGCTCTTTTGATTGGATCATCGACAACTCGGTCACGGATTCGGAATGGCAATCCATTTCCACAAAGACGGATAAAATGTATCTCTGGTGGAAATTTTTTCCCAACGTGTTGAAAACCGCCGAATATATCCTTGTCCAGGCGGCGGCGACCGGTAGCAGCACGAATCCGGAAGAAGGGACACAGCAAATTTCCGTAACTTTGTCACCGAAGAATGGCGCAGAAAGGGTGTTTGCTTGATATGGAAATGGATTATAAAAAATTCATGGCCACAACGTATGTTCCGCGGACCGGATTTATTCCGGTGCCGGAACTTGCCGAACTTTTCATGTCGGCTGATGATTTGAAAATCCTGGCCGATTCAAAGGCAGATCCGGAAAAGAAAGCTGGGATAAAAAAGGAAGCGGCAAGGGTGGCAGGGATCACGGTCCGGGGTTTGACCGGGGTCGAGATTGCCATGGTTCAATCGAATGCGATTCCGGACGTGTTGGAACTATCAATGAAGATGATGTCGGGAGTCGTGGATAAGTTGGCCGAAGGTCTAAAGGAATTCTTTCCGGTAGATGCCAAGGGCGAAATCCCCATGCACCTGGCAAAAAAATACTACATGCTCATTTTCGGGCTTGAGTCCCCGGATATCCCCCAGGGCGAACGCCTGGAATTTGCCGTCTTTCTTTGCCGGGTTTTTCCAACTGTTTTCGAATCGGCAATCGATAAGATAAACGAGCTTACCGGAATGGGACAGCAGGCCGCAAAATAGCCCAGCGCCTATATGGGGAGCCCCGGACTCAATGGGCGCTAGAATATTGTGTACACCGGGGAGGGCGGTTATATCGAGATTGCCCGGACGTAATACCTCAAGGTTTCGCAAATGATGTCGAAATACATTTGTGGAGCCTATATGAAAAGAATAAACCGAAACCGAAAAGAAAATAAGCGATATGGCAAAGCGTAAAAGTACTTATGAAATTATTTTCGGTGCGGTAAACAATACCGGAAAAGCCATTGGCGATATCAGTAAGGGCCTTAATGGTATTGCCTCCCCTGCTGCTGATGCGGCAAACGCCATTTTAAAACTCGATGCTGCTATTGTTGCGATGGTTGGTGGTGGGCTTGCTCTTGCCGTGAAAAAGTTTGCAGATTATGAAGACGTGATGTTAAAAGTTAAGGGCATCACAGGCGCAAACGAAGAACAATATAAAAAACTTTCAGAGCAAACGCAAGAACTTGGAACAAGTACACGGTTCACAGCGAAAGAAGCGGCAGAGGGTCTGCAATTTTTGGCTCAAGCCGGGTTTGATGTCGAAAAGTCATATAAAGCCTTGCCGGACGTTTTAAATCTTGCCAGTGCTGCCGCTTTGGATCTTGGCCGAACTTCTGATATTGTTACAAATATCATGACCGGATACGGGATCGCAGCCGAAGATCTTGCAAAAACAAATGATATCCTTGTCAAAACTTTCACAAGCACAAACACCAATCTTGATCAATTGGGCTCTGCTTTCGAGTTCGTCGGCCCGGTTGCGAAATCCTTAGACATAGATTTTAAAGAAGTTGCGGCGGCTGTTGGACTTTTGGGGAATGCCGGTTTTCAGGGGGAAAAGGGCGGGACCGCTCTTAGGAACATTCTGCTTTCCCTTGTGGCACCCACAACCAACATGTCGAAGTTGATGGAAAAGCTTGGAGTGTCAACCGAGGAATTCGGCATTGATATTTCAAGCTCAAGAAACGCTTTAAAGTCTTTGGGTGTCGAAGTAAAGGGGGCCGATGGTAAATTAAAGCCTTTGACCGATCTTTTCGGGGATCTGAAAACAAAACTGGATGAAATACCTTCGAGTGCTGATCGGTCAGCAACCGCGGTTCAAATCTTCGGCAAACGTGGAGGGCCTCAACTTCTCGCACTCTTAAATCAAGGACTTCCCGCTTTTGATAGCCTAAAAAAGAATCTTGATGAATCCGGCGGGGCGGCAAAAAAACTTGCTGAGGAAATGGAATCAGGACTCGGCGGAGCTTTGCGTTCGCTCAATTCAGCTTTCGAAGGTTTTTTCATTCGAATCGGTGCGGAAATCCAATCCGGGCCGATTGATGGATTTGCGGAATTTTTCCGGTCGGCCGCAAACGCTGTCAAAGGGGATACCTTTGACCCTATTTTTAAAATCCTGAACGAAACAGGGGAGCGGATAGGGAACACGCTAAAAAAGATTGCCGAACTTTTGCCGGAAGCTCTGGAAGGCGTCGACTATACAGGATTTATAAAAGCGTTTGAAGGTCTTTCGGATACGCTGTCGGACGCTTTCGGGGTTGCTGATTTGACAACGGCAAAGGGTCTTAATCAGGCGATTCAAAGCATTGTTGACACCGGGACAAGCCTTATATCAATTACAAAAGGGATCATTGAAGCCTGGGGGCCGTTCTTTACGGCTGTCGGCGAGGCGGTTGACAGCTTCAACGATCTGGATGCCGGAACAAAAGAATTTATCGGGAACCTTGGCGGGGTTGCACAGCAAGTTGTTCTTCTGGGCGGGGGTTTGACGGTTATTGGGATATCAATTAAAGCCGTGGGTTTCGCTATGTCTGGTTTTTCCGGGGTTGCTGCGAGTATAACAGCGGTAGCAGGTTCGGCGGCAACGGCAGCGGCGGGGCTTGTGGCTGTAGCTGGAGTCATAGGTGCAGCTATTGGAACGCTCATCCGACTTATTCCCGGCGTTGATGATTTGACCCAATCATTGATTGGTTTGATCGATGAAGCGATTACCGGGACAAACTTAAATGATTTAAAAGTTGGCGAGTCCGAAGAAGATTTAAAAAACAAAGTGGACGCGCTGGCAAAATACCGGAAAAATATTAAGGGGATTAAGGATGACGCAAAAGAACCGGTAAAAATAAGCGCTGAAGTTGATGCTGGATCACTCACAGAATTACAACGGAAAATAGGGGAGGCATTTTCACAGACTCAAAAAGACTTTAGGCTTGATATTGATCCTGACTCAATAAATGATTCCACCAATTTAGTAAAAACAAAATTCAAGGAAACCCTTGGGGATGTTGCCCAAAGTATAAAACAACTTGAGGACGGTTCGTATGTAATTGAATTGCTACCAGAGCTTGAAGGTATCGGAGAAGTCGAAGAGAAAATAGACAAACTTACAAAAGACCGTGAATTTGTTCTTAAAATCGAAACTGAAAAAATAAAGGCGGAAACTGAGCAAGTCACAACACGAATAAAAGAGCAATCTAAAATCATAAGCGAAGCCTTAAAATTTAAATATGAACTCGATATAAAACAATCAGAAATTGCTTTTCAAACATTCGATACGGCCGTTAAATCCTCCACAGCGCTTGCTATTGAGGCTACAAAAGCGAACACAAGCCTTTTCGGTTCTTTCTCTGCTGATAAATTAGACTTGGAGGCGCTCTCTCTCTGGCGGCAGCAGGTCAGACAAAACCTATCCGTACAGGAACGGCAGGCGACAATCCAGGAAAAGATTCTGGAACAAACGCTGGAAGAAATCAAACTCCGGAATCAGCTAAAAAGGGATTTGATCACCGGGGAAAAAGCCGCTCTCCGGATCACGATTGATGACCGGCTCGGGCCGATGCTGACGGCAGCGGTCAAGGAAGCTATCCCATATTTGCAGCTCTGGGGCGAGACTGAAGATGCAGCGGAATTTTTAATCGAGGCGGCAGGATGATTGAGATATGGAACGAAATAAGAGGTTTTTTTCTTTTGCCGCAAAACTGGCCAGTTGCCGGGATGGGTCTTTTTTTGATCGTGCGACTTTTCCCGGAAGTCAAACAATTTCTTCCGGAGATCCTTGCTGTATTCCAAGGCCAGAAACAGTGGTCTGATATCAAATTCGTTGAGCGGGAATTGACCTATTTCGACCGGAAAGTTTCATACATCGCAAAGGAAAATATCAACCCTGCCGACTGCAATTTCTTTTTTTCCGGGCTGGCCGGGAAGGTCGAAAAGGCCAGGGCTTCAAGCCTTCCGATTTCTTTCTCCTTTTGTAATATCCGAAGGATAAACAAGGCCGGGAGCGATGGCTTGAAAAAATTGATACATACCGCTTGCAGCAAAAACCAGACAGTTGTCCTTTTTATTTTCCCGGAAATGGAAGAAGGTTCAGAACTCCACGAACTGCTTAAATATACACTCACACAGAAGGAGACTGAAAAAGCCTCCATGGTGGAAATAATTGTGAAAAATCAGGGGTTGAATGATGACATTGCGGAATAAAAGCTTGGACGTTTTGATATCTGTTATGCTACTTATTTGGTGGATTCTATCAATAACATAAAAGAAAGGAGAGAAACGATGAGGTATTTTTTTGGTATTATGCTGATTTTGTCTTGTTTGTCAATCTATGGTTGTTGGGGTTGCTGATTTAAACAAGTTTCATGCCTGGCCGGTAAGTTTCTATCAGGTTCTCGACTCTGTATCCGGCGCAGATCGGGAACGAAAAAAAAGAACGAAAGGATTTGAAATGAAAAAGTTTTTTATCGTGTTGCTGGTTGCGGTTCTTTTCGGGTTTGGTTGCGGAGATGACGATACCGTGATAAACGAAATCCCAAAAAATACAACGGATCAAGAAACGGTTGTCGCTCCCGATGGGGTGGCATGCGAAAAAAGAAACATCCGCCTGATGGCCTGCACGTCAGCAAGGCAGGACGGAAACGGGTTCCTTGATTCGGAGCCTTATGAAGTAGCTGACCGGATTTATATATATTCCCAGGCGGCCGTGGATGATTGTTTTCTATATGAGGATGTTTCATATTATTACGGCCTGGCCATGAAATACATCAACTCAGGAAGCGATCCGAATGAAACCGAGGCATGGTTCCGGCGTATCATGCGGAATATTGTGGGGTACAATCCGGCATGAAAAAAGAAATAAAAGTCGTTTGTGATCGGTGCGACAAAGAACTTAAGGCCGAAAGAACGAAATCGGGGACGCTCTGGAATTGTGAAGATTGCAACCGGTCAATTTTCTTCCCGGATGTCCAAAAGGAAAAGTCAAAATGATTACGCTCATCCCGAAAACCGTTGGGCTGTTTGATCCGGTTGTCCTTCATCGGAATTACGCTCTTACTTTCGCCGTGGGCTCCGCCAGGACTTCGACCGTGCAATTAGTCAATGCAACAACTTTTATTCATGACGGCGGATACGTGCAGGGTGACCGGGAAGCTCGGATCATTATTCAGAATTTGACATCGGCGCAGCGGTTGAATTTGGAGATCATGATGGAAAGCCGGGCGGATATCCTTTTCGGGACGAATACGGCGCAATTCACCGCCCGGGTGATGGGGATTTTTGAACCCGCCGGCGATCAGGCGGAAATCAAGTTGCAGATTGTATCAAAAGATACGGATGTGTCGGAGATTATTTATCCGCCTGAACCTGATCCGCCTACGCCTACACCTTTTTCTGCCATTGCCTCAATGACGGATTATTGTCAGGGATTTTCATATCTTGACGATGACGGGGCCTATATTTCATGGGGGATCAATTCCGATAATGAAACGAATCCGAACGACGGGACGCATCCGTGGACATCTCAATCCATTATTTTAACAGGGCCATATATAAAAGTTTCGAGGGGTGAGTCTCATACCCTACTTTTAGACGCCTCCGGGAACGTTTATGGATTCGGTTGGAATGGCTATCAGCACGTCAATCCCGCTAGTGCTACAGACCCATGGATAAACTCTGCAACAATAATGGCCACCGATTGCATTGACATTGCCGCCGGTGGTGCGCATTCCATCGCATTAAAATCAAATGGTGATGTGATCGGGTGGGGCCGTAATAGCACAAGGCAAGTAAACCCGGCGAGCGCAACAACCCCATGGACGAATACGGCGACCGTTTTAATGACTGATTGTATCGCTGTCTTTGCGGGTGGTGACAATACTTTTGTGATTAAAACAAATGGCGACGTGATCGGGTGGGGTGGCAATTCTGACGGCGAAATCAAGCCCGGCGGCGTGAACCCATGGGTTGATCAAACCAATATTATTGTGGGGTCAGTGTCTAAGGTTGGTGTTGGTGGAACTCATGCGCTATTTTTGAAAACGAATGGTGATGTAGTCGGAATTGGTAGAAATCCACAAACTGATTATAACAGTACTGATGGAGTGGCAAGTACTGACATAACAAGAGTCCTGTTTTCAGGTGCCTCCAATATTGCTTGTGGCAATCTGCATTCAGCCGTTTTGGTAGGTGAGGACGTTTTTTCGTATGGGGGTAATGGTAACAATGAATCAAATCCTGCATCGGCAACGAATCCCTGGATAGACGTTTCAAGCCCTGTTTTGTCCGGTATTTCGGTTATCGCTTGCGGATATCAGCGAACATGGGCCGTTTCTTCCACTGGTGAATATTATGGATGGGGGCGTAATATCAACAATGAGGTGAACCCCTTATCAGCAACAAGTCCGTGGGTTTCCACTGCTAAAATATTGGATTTGTAAATCGATGAGCAAAACAATTTTCCAAATATATCTTGAATCTACGGAACTCCCGGTTTCATCGTTCAATTTTGCATCAAACGCATCCGGCGAAAGTGGGTCAATAAAAGTCGAGGGCCTGGATTATCTTGAATTCATTTCGGATAATCAGGAAACCGGGACGGTTACGCTTTATCAGGTGGTCGATGGGGTTTCCACTGAGATTTTGACGGCCGGGATTGATACACTCGCAGTTGCCAAGGGGCCGACAAATAAGTCCATAACGATCACCCTTGCCGATGTTGTTCTTTCCGGATCAATCCCAGCATCTTTCGAAGTCGATGACCTGACAGCCTTTGAACAGCTCCAGAACGGATTCTGGTCTTTCCGGCTGCCGTACATCGCACAAGGATATCAAACCGGAATGGCGGTGGATTATCTCGGAGTTGAACGGTATATTTTATCCGTTTCGGCTGAGTGGACCGGGGCCAGTGGCACGACTACACTGACGGAAGGGGCACAGCCGCCAGATGACGATTCGGTTGATGGCGATCCTGGACTCCCGAGTTGCACGTATGAAGTTTTTATTGGCACGCCTTCGGCCGCAGCGTTTGGCTCGCTATGCTCATCCGGGTATGGGGATATCGGTATAACTTACATTTCCCCAGAAGGATATACTTATGATATGTTTGTGTTTATTTGCAGGCAGTTTACTGTTCCTGCTGAGGCCGATATCCAGATCCAATTTTCCACCTTACGGCCTGCTCTGGATTCTGATGATATAGCAACAGGATTTGAATTCGATTTGATTCAAGGGGAATATACGCCTTTCACCAACCCCTCGCCAACGCTGTATACATATCGTGGGAGCGGTGAGTTTAACGGGACGTTGCCTGCCGGAATTTACACTTGCCGGCTGACGCTCTATATTGATCGGGATGTTAATCCGGTATCGTGGAAAGATTCATCATATTATCTTTATGTAAAGTATAATTAAATGGGAAAAGCACTGGTCAGAGCTAAAGTAGGCGACGATGGTTTTTTTAAAATTCGCCTGATATTCGAAGAGGGTCGGAACTCAAAAAGAATGTTGCAGTCCCTTGCCGATAAGCTCACAGCACGCCTTGACACGGCCACAGCTACCGAAAAACCTTTCTTGAAAATTCAGATTGCAGGCCTTGAAAAAAAGATTGAAAAATTCGAATATTACGAGACACAGACGCAAGAAGACCGGCTTGTTTGGTGTGCCGATTTAGGTGATATAACAGTCGGATCAATCGTTAAAACTATCGAAATCGACCGGGAGCTGCAAGGGTTGAATATCGCCCCGGCATTCGATGACGGTGCAGCATACACGGCGGCGGAAGATGGTATCTTGCGGTTCTTCGGGACTATTAATCCGTATCACCAATTACTCAATTGGATCATTGCACCGTCGATTCAAAAGTTCCATCCGACTTATCGATACGGCAAGATATATGATATCGACTACGAAAATAACACAGCCTCCGTCAATTTGCGGCCGCATGTGTCGCAGACAAACCGGGATATAGATGTCAACCAGGTCGAAAATCTTTATGGGGTGCCTGTGGATTATATGGATTGCCATGCCGAGCCGTTCGAAGAAAACGACGAAGTCCTTGTCGAGTTCGAAAAGCAAAAATGGGGGCAGGGAAAAGTTATCGGATTCCGGAGCAGCCCGAAACCATGTGGGACCGATGAACTTGTTTTTTTTTCCCTAGGGGAACTCGGCATCGTGTGGGATATCACCGAAAACGATTATCCCACGGATTTTATAGGCGTCCAGGATTATGCGGATTGTATCGCCTACCTTGCCGGCAAAACCGAAACGACCGCTGTCGATTCGACTTTCGGATTGCCATATACACGGTTGCTTCGAACGTTTTACACGGATGCGGCCTATACTGAGTATCATAATAAGTCCACTACATGGGGACTTCCAGAACAAAGCGAAGTTCCCGGATACCTGTATGATAAGCCGCAATTATCAGATACCTTATCTCTTGTCGGGGGCATATATGACCGCACGCAAGAATGGGACGATACGTCAACCCCATGGGGGGTTATAGCGCCTGCTTATACTCAATCATATTATTGGACCGGAAGCCCACCGGTTTTTCAGCCTGGTGGTGTGAGTCTATATGATTGGTCGTCTTGGGATTATTTCGAGTCCCATTTTATCTGCCCTCTCGATATCGATGATGCATATTTTTCATACGGCACGGATGCCGAGTACGGCAACGACAATATCGGCCTGGGGTATCCTGGGGCGATCATGAGCGAAAACTCAATTGTACAAGTTACATTTTCGGCCCATGCGTACACGGAAACGATTTCAGACGGGGCCGGTGGAGTTGAAACGGTCTACACGTCGGCAAGGGAAACGCTCACGGCTTGCACATGTGGGACGTACCCTTGGGATGACGGCTTAGGGGGTGAGGTAACAGATCCGCAATTGATGGCGAAAAATGAGGAGTTCTCAACAGCGGTTTACGATCTGATTGAAGCGCTGCATGTTTTGAGGGGCGTTGAAATCATGTATGATTCCCCGGATTATGAGGGCGAAAACTGTCAGGGACCGGATGGGACAACTGAGAATTGTAACGCCGGATTGTGCAACTATTATTACGATGTCACAAATCCAAAAATGGAATTGAAACTTTATAGAAAGTGATGAAATTATGGCAGATACAATAAAAGAGCAGGTTATGCAAAAAATCGTTTCCCTTCTTCAGATCATCGCGGGAACGCCTTACAATACAGATTTTGAGGGGCGAGTCTACCGGGCCAGGCGTGACCTTCCCACATTGCCGGGGATGTCCGTATATCCGCAACCGACGCAAACAATCCCGGAAAATACATCCTATGACCGGGAAACTTTTGACCTCCCGATTCGGATAGAAGCTCTTTCAGAGTACCTGGAAGCAGGGGCCACGGAATTCAATTATGAAAAAGCAGACAAGCAATCGATAAAAGTCGAGGCTGATATTTACGAGGCCTTGCTCGGCAAGCGGTGGCGGATGACTTTCACCGGTGCCACGTTTACCGGGACCGGCAGTCCTCTCGATCTATATGGTACAACGATGCCCGAGGCTATCGGCGGGGTGGTCGTGGACTATTCACCGGCTTTTCCATGGGCCACTCCGCAAGATGGATATATCGATATAATCCGCCTGGATGATGTAGACGAATGGACCGCCGGGTTGATTTCAATCGGCAATATGACATGCACAGGCACGGCATTGATTGAAGTGGACCTTGACATTTCGCCAATCGACAAGATAGAATGGGTATCAGGTGGGATCGAAGTTTACCCGGAAACGATTGATAGGCCAGTCACGACTTCCATTGATATAATTGCCCGATTTTGGCACGATAAAGGCAATCCATACGCCCAGACAACCACATAAAAAAGGAATTTGAAAAATGCCTACTTATACGCTATCAGCAGCGCCGACCAGGAACCTGGTTCTTCGGGATATAAACGGTGCAAATCAGATTATCAAGATTGATACCATCTTGCCGCGGGTCATTATCTCGGATACTTTTTATTCCGTGGGGGCCGGGGGCGAATTCCCGGAACTCACCTTGACGGCCGACACTCCGCTCTCGAATGAATGGCTGGCGGTTACTTCCGTTTCCGGAACGACAACAATAACGCTGAACGCCGAAACGAAAACCGTTTTTGTTTCCAACTTTTCAGGGACAGGAACGATGGCGCAGCAGGCGGCAACGAACACGCCCTTGACCGTGCTTTCATCCACCACCCTGCCGTTTCAGATAATCGTGGACAAGAAATTTACCAAGCTTGTTTTCACTGAAACCGCTTCTCTCCAATGCGTTGTCTACGAGAGCAAAAAAGAGGGGGGCCTGATATGAGTTTCAAATTCACAGGAGATGGGCGCACGGCGGATTTGACAGGCTTAACAAAAGAGCCTACTGGATTTGTTGAAACAACGACAGGCGACTTGGCTGATATTGATGTGTCTCATGATGCGACGGCCAGGACGATTACCTTGACGGGGACTTTCAAGGCTTATTATCAAGGCGTTGAAGTTGTCGCATTGGTGACCGGTTGGGAGTCTGATGCGTACGCCGCCGGGATTACCTCAAATCGTTATCTGCATTATGATGGGGCGGCCTTTTCGTGGGATAGCGTAATTGATCTATCAAAATTATCTATCGCTTCCGTGCTTGCGGACGCCACGGCGATCAGGTTTGCAGTCCGTGAGTGTCATGGTCTTATGCAATGGCAAGCACACCAAGAAGCGCACGACACGATTGGAACATATCGAAAATCGGGCGGGGACTTGTCTAACTATACCATCGCCTCTACCGTTGCCGCAAATAGAAGGCCTGACACTTCCTTATGTATTCTTGACGATGAGGACTTACCGTCAGATTTGCCGGCGCAATTGTCTTCAGAAACCTATACCTTGATGTATCTGACATTGACCGATACGATTAATTTCGTTACGGCGTCGGATGATATTACACGCTTAAATGTTGCAGTTCCATACTGGAATGAGTATACCGGCGGGGCATGGACCGATGCGGCAATGAGTAACAACTTTTATGCTGCATGGTTTCAGTTGGCCGTACCAACGACTTCAGAAACCGGCAGTCAGACTTACAGGTTTATTTGGATTCAGCCGCAAAGTCAAAGCTTGAGTTTATCATCCATCCGTGCGGTGACAACCGGTGATCTTGACTTGGGGACGCTTGCCACTATGGCCCCTGAATTGATCTTCATTAACAAAGTTATAATGCAATACACGGCGGCCGATTGGAAGATAACAGAGATCGAAGCCCTTACCGGAACGTCGAAGAATCAAATCGGGATATCAGGCGGTGGGCTTTCTTCCGTGTCGGTGGATGGGATCACGGTTGACGGAAACGGAACGCCATCCGATCCGCTTGAACTAACAGGTCTGATAAAACCGCAAGCTGATGGTACTTCGGCTGTACAGATCACGAAAACAGACGGTGTTACGGCAGTTGTCACTGTCGACACGACGAATAGCCGGTTAGGAATAGGAACAGCAGCGCCAGCCCAAAAGTTTGAAGCCCTAGACACAAGCGGAATTCAAGCAAGGTTCACGCACACGGCAGGATCTGTCTATACAGACGTAGGGACTACTAGCGCAGGTGGGTATAATATATTACCTTCGGCAGCTAAAACCTACTTTGCTGGAGATACTATTTTAGCAGAACAAGCTGATATTATTTCAGGGGTTTCTTATTCTGATTTCGGAATGCCAACAATCGTTGCTTTTTTTACAAACGGTACTAATTACACCGGATACAATTATAGCGGAATCCAGTCGAATGGTGTAGTAACTAATACATACGCTAGATGGGGATGCAGGATGATCAGTAGCTTATCCGCTGGCAACGTATTAAGTTATGATTACGCCTCCAATATAGGAATGACTGATACCAACGGAGAACAGAGTTTTTTTTATATACGACCTAGTGTAAGACAATCAGGAACAGCTTCGTATACAGGCCTTAGGGTGAATGCAACAGAAACAAGCATAGGAGATGGGTCAACAGGTGATGGAAATAATTTGTTTTGGCTTGGGGTGTCTGATACTAATAAATTTATAGTCAAGAATGACGGCAAAGTAGGAATAAACACCACAACACCGGACACTAAATTTCATGTAGTAGACACCGTAACACAGATGACGATCTCTTATACTGAGGGGAGTGTGGAAAGTACATGGACAACGGGAGCTGGTGGTATAACTACTTTGGCAACGACAGGAAATAGCTTTGTGTTTCCAGGTGGAACAGACAATAACCCAGCCGTTGCCTTTGGCGATGGGGATAGCGGGTTTTATGAAACCTCTGATGACATTATAGCAGTGAGTATCGCTGGTAATCTTAGGTATACCTTTAATGATTTACAAATGGGGGTTAGTGCTAGTAGGTATCCAGTATTTTATCGACAAGAGGCAACGGCGACAGTACCAAACATACTTCCAGATTCTTTAGATACAGACACCGGGCTTGGCGGAAATGCCGTTGACCAACTTTCTCTTATAGCTGGTGGAAACGAAATTCAAAGAAATACTTGGACAGGAACAACGGGTCAAATCGACTTGAAAGCTACGATAGTCATGCTTGCAAGCCTTCCAACCTCTGACCCAACAAATGCCGGACAGTTATGGAATAACTCAGGGGTAGTAACAGTAAGCGCAGGTTAATCTTTAATAACAAGGAGAAGAAAATGGAATTGGATCTGAGTAAAGAATCAAAAAGTTTGCAAGGAGAAGTCTTTGGAAAGATGTATGAAATGGTTGCCGGGTATCTTGAAAAAGAAACCAAATTCGATGCTGTGAAATTGTACGGTATCGCCAAAAAGCTTATGGAGAAGGGCGGGGTTATCGAAATTGACCATTCTGATCTTGAACTTTTGCGGAAGGTCTTTTCGCAAGAAAATATAATGTGGAATGGCCCAAGAGCGCAGATTCTGATGGCTCTAGATGACACTCTTTTGGTAGAACGAAAGGAGAAAGCATAATGGCAACAGGAACCCTAACGAGTACGGCAACACACAGGACACTTACGGCTGAAGTAACAGCAGAGATTCCTAAATTCGATGCTATGTCAGGGGACGCTTCGCAATTTTATTATGAATTGCGTCCGCAGCTTTACCCGACTTTCATCGATGGTGAAGGAATTCAATTGCCTTTTGCGGATCTGACCATCCAACAAAAAGTTGATGTCCTGGTAACTGAAATGCAATACCACTGGATAGAGGGAGCAAGGGCACAATACAAAAATAACAAAATTGCCATTGCAAAAAGTGAAGCTGAAACGACTTTGGAAGATCGTTATTAAACACATAAAAAAATCTTATCTAATAAAAACGGGATCTTGTAAAAGGTCCCGTTTTTTTTTGCCGTGATTTTAAAATTTCATTTGACAAATGAAATTTTAAAATGTTAGGGTCTAACCATGATTTTAATTCGGCCGGGCATGGGGCGAATCTCCGCAGGCGACACCGCCACAGGAAAGCAGATGCGCAAACATGACCGGCCAGGGGAAAGGGACCACACACGTAATGGATATTCGATTGAAAATAATTGACGAGGTTGACAAGGTGGGGGTCCGGGGGCTTGCCTCTGCGCTCGGGATCACTCCGCAGGTTGTCTATCATTGGGTAAAAGGGAATCCGCCCTCTGATACCAATATGCAGAAATTAGCGGATTATTTCGGGGAAACTGTCGGGAGCGTATATCACCCGGCAAAAAAATAAACACACTCACGGCGGCCTCCTCCAACCGGCGATCCCGGCCCGTCGGAGTAAACCAAACCCGTTCGTTTGGGTCGCTTTTCTGCCATTGCCCTTTCTTTTCTGGGTTTTGATTGGCAAGGGGTACTAAAGTAAACGGGGATGGCCGGGAAACTCTAGGTTTTCCCCACGGTGGCCGCGATGTCGGTTTTCGTTTTTGAATCGCTGAGAATGTCATTTTTTTTTATCTCCTTTTGTGTGCATTAAAGATCCGGGAACTTGCAAAGGCGATCGAGCTGGAAGCCAAAGGCGGCAAGAGGCGATCAACGCCGGCCGTATAAAAGAGGATGGTCGGAAAGAAATCCTCTTCCGGAAATTCGATATCCTGAAAGATCAAAACGATGAAGAAAAATAATTTCCAGCAAATTGCCATCTTCGGTGTCGCCTTATTCACCGGCTTTGCCGCTGGCGGGGCTTTCTTCATCGGCCATGAAAAACAGGCGATTATTTACGGGATTATATCTGCCGGGATGTTTGCTGTTCTGGCATTGACTGAGGGTAAATAAATATGGATGATCAAATATCGGGAGACATGAATATTTCTATGCTTTCTAAAATAACGGGATATCATCGTGAAAGCATCGCAAACCACCGTAAAAGCGGTAAAATATCAATGCGAAAAGTCAGCAATCCCCGCGGCGGTATCATGTTTGTTGCCTCATCAGAGGAGGCGCAAAGGTATCTTGAATCTTTAGCGGCTAAAGGAAAATGGAAGCGATTTGAATCTGTTTATTCTTGCCCATCAAAACGAAACTGTGATTGTGCAGAATATCCGGCGTGTCTGGATACTGCGGCAAGGGCGAATACTGTCATCAAGTGCAAAGATTGCAAAAAATATAAACTTGATCCGATGTGGATTGTCGGATGAAGGAATGGGGGGAAAATCTATCATGAAAAAAAAGGTAATAGCGGCCGTCGTGGGGTTTATAGCCCTTGCCCTTGCCGCTGTATGGCTGATCGGATGCGGGCATTCGCACGAAGCGAGGGATCCAAACAAGAGAGTTCATCAATCTTTTAATGGGGGAAAATAATATGCCAATTAAAAACTTGAATATGCGGTTGCCTTCGGGCGGCCATATCAAGATGGGGGAGCTGTACGGTCCTGTTTTAAAGAGCCAGGGGGGAAACCCGTGGAGGAAAGGTCGAACGGTCGATTATTTTACAATTACGAAACTTGAAAGGGAAGAAGAGGGAATCGAGCCTTATCATCTGAAAAATTACAAGCACGATATCAAGCTGATGGATTATGTCAAGGCGAACGGCGGGCTTGTGAATAAAGACGGAAATCTTGTGGGAATCCCGGTACACGCTCTGTATAATGATCCCGATTTAATTTTCAACAATTTTCTTGTAAGGCGGTCAGGGTCAAAAAAAGCCTGTTGGGGCGATGGGGAAACCGCAACAAGTGTTCTGGACGGTCAAAGAAAATGCCCTTGTGCGCGGCTGGAAGATGGCACAGATGGCGCTTGTAAGTATACCGGCCGGCTGTCTATTGTTATTTCCGGAAACGGGGCGGACTTTTACGGGATGCCTTTTTCTGGATGCCACGAATTGAGAACGGCAGGGAAGAATTCCGTTGAGTGTTTGGTTGGTTCCCTTGCGAAAATTTCATACGCTACAGGCGGCCAGATCGCGTCGATGTCTTTGATGCTGACAATCCATCCTTTCCAAACTCAATACAGCAAAGAGCCCAAATATCATGCAGCTTTGCAAGAGCAATTCGGCAGGGATTTCTTGATTGACGAAGCCTTGAGATACCGCAAAGAAAAAGCCGCACAATTGGAACACATGCGTCAAATTGAGCGCGTGATTTCCATCGGCATGAAACCCTTTCGGGACGATGAAGAAGAAAAGGCTTTTGCTGTCGAGTACCTGCCGGGGGCGCCTGATGAGGATGAACCGGCGGCATCGGAAGAAACATGGAAGGAATATCGGGAAAACCAAGCGGCAAAGGCAAAGGCGGAAGAGGTGACCGAAACAGAACCGGCAAAAGAAGAAACCGACACGCCAGGGATCCTTCCCCTTGCCGTGGATGAATTTAAAAACCTGAAGCAGACCGGACTCCGGGAATTTGTTTTCGAAAACGGGGACCGGATTGCGGCGGCACCGTATGAAATCGCCGTGGAAGTTTTCGAGAAATGGGGCCGCATCATGGGGACCGAACGGGTTCCGGATGATCTATGGAATTCGGAGCACTCACGGCGCTACATCGAGGAGACGAGCAAGGCGAAGGAAAAGGCGGCGGCGGTTGAGCAGGAAACGAAAACCGTTCCTGAAACGAAAACCGAACCGACCGAACCGTCAAAGGTGGAAGCACAAGCCGGGGAAAAAATACCCTTCGGCGGCAAACAAAAAGAGATCACGGATATTTACAAGGACGCGCTGAGAGAAGACGCCGACACATGGTGGAACACATTCGCCTCTAGGGGGTTTATAGTGCCCCATGCCGAGATCCAAACGATCCTGAAGGATCCGAAATCATGGAACGATCCGGAAACATGGAAAGCTGTCTTGAAGAGGACGAATCCGGATGTTGATGATCCTTTCATATGCGATATCACCTGTAAAAATCAGGAAAGTCGTGGGGCTTTCGCAAGATGGCATTCCACCCTTGCCGAAGTGGGCGCGGTAAAAGCTGGGGAGATGGATACAGTACAGGCGGAGAAGTTTATCAGATTGAATGAAATACCATTTTAATGGAGGAAAGCACAATGTCAGACTATGATTTTGATGAAGATGTATCAGAAGGCGACGTGAAAGAGGCTACAGGTGGGAAATATCCCGTGGGAAAATTCATTTGTCGGGTGAGCGCCCGCGATGTGATCCCCATGGAAAAGATGGAACCGCCATGTTATGGCCAGGCAATCGAACTGACAATTATAGAAGCCCTGGAAATCGACAAAAAACCGGCAACGGATAAAAACAGACACACATCCGATGGAATAATCCTCAAGGACGAGGTGCCCATGCCTAAAGCCGGTGAGAAAGAATGGGTCAAGAAAAAAAGAACGGCGGTTGCTGTGGCTCTGAAACTTATTCCGCCAACCGGCGGCCCCTTGAACGCTGAGAAATGGGCCAAGGCATTGGGCCGGACCGCGATCATTGAAACCGATTTTACCCGGCGAAAAAATGACAGCACCGGCAAGTGGGAGCCGACCGACTTTGTGGCAATCAAAATGTTTGGCGGATGGGCAATGGCTGAAACACCGGAACCCGCCATCGATCTGGATGCGATCTAATGTCTGCAAAGGGGGAAACCATAACCGGTGCCACTCTGGACCGGATTATCTGGCAGCGGGAATCGTCTATCATCGGACGGTTTTCTATGCCGGATGATGATTCTTTCGGGTTCTCGGATGATTTCACGGCCCTGGGCAACTGTTCCGGGCCGGAAGTCGGGCTGTCGTATACCCTGCGGGAAGGCGTCTGGAAGGATAACACCTACAAGGGGAAAGTCACCCGGCAATTTCATTTCGGTAGTGCAATTGTTGAACGTCCGCGGGATGTCATGGGCATCAATATTTTTCTTCAGAAGAGATTTGACGGCATCGGCCCGGCAAAGGCCCGGAAGATCACGGACGAATACGGAAGCGATACGATTGACATCCTACGGGACGATCCGGCAAGGGCGGGAAAAGACTTTCCTTTCCTTGCCGGGGGCCTGGCCGAAAAAATCAGCAGCGATCTTAAAGCCATGGCGGACGAAGAGAAGGTGATCATCGAACTTTTGCAAATGTTCGCAGGTATCAAGGGGCTTCCGAAAAATCTGCCCTATCGCCTTTTCGATGATCATAAGGCGGACGCTCCAGCGTGGATCCGGGCCGATCCGTACAGACTGACGAAGTTCCGAGGCGTCGGTTTTCTTCTTGCCGATCAGGTGGCAATGGGGCCGGTCAAGATTCCGGTCGATTCCATCCTGCGGAAAAAGTCTGCGACCGAATACGCCCTTCGGGAGTTTCAGCGGTCGACCGGGTCCGTGTGGATCTTGCGGGATGATCTGAGTATAAAAATCATGGGGTTGATCGGAATCAATGCCGATGCCGGAATTTCTGCTCTGATCGATGACGGGGACTTGGTGAGCGAGTATGACGGGTGGATCACCTTCCGGAAGGATCACGAAAACGAGTTTTTGATATCGGATACAATCAAGAATTTATTGGCTAACGATATGACAGACCTTGATTATGAGTTGCAAAGACTTTGCAAGAAATTTGTCATGCACACGGCTTGCCTGGGGATCGGTTGCGAGGCTTGCGGCTTCGCCGGGGAAGTGGAATTTGACGAAGAATTGGGGGATATATAAATGGGATATCGAATAAAAAAAACAGTGGAAATCGAATTGTGCTTGTCTGTTCATCAGGCGCATTTTTTGAAAGTCATTTTGCAAAATCCGTCAGAAGATAGTTCGCCGGAAGAAAGAATTGATTATGAAGATATTTTCAATCTTTTGCCAAGATTTGATGAGTTGGCAATTTTGAACGGCGAACAGGATCCAGATTTTAACGATTATAGCTAAAATTGAAGGGAGCAAATCCATGGAATCAAAAACGATCAACGAATATCTGAAGTACAAATTTTCCGAGGAAGAAAAAAGAGAGATAGCATCGGGAATGGCGGCACACATCACGGCAAAAGAGGAATCGGAAGAGGAAAAAAAGGTCGTTATGGGTCAATTCAAAAACCGGATTGATGGGTTCGAAGCTCATATCAGCGCGGCGGCTGCAAAGATCAATTCAGGGTACGAGATGCGCCAAATCGAATGCGAGATGATCCCGAACATCTCAGCAAAACAATGGGAGATCACGCGGAAAGATACCGGGGTTGTGATTCGGACTCAGAAAATGACGGACGATGAACGACAAATGAAGATTGACGAATGAAATTATCAGCAGCGCAACAAAACGCCGTAGGCATGGCAATCAACTCCAGCGTATCCATACTATCCGGGTACGCTGGAACCGGAAAAACGACAACATTAAAAGCGATAATTGACCGGCTTTCCGGACGGAAAAAAATCCTTTGTGTCGCACCGACCGGCAAGGCGGCAAAGAGAATGAGTGAGTGCACCGGGATTGAAGCCGTCACGATTCACAGGGCACTTGAGCCGGTGATGGACATGGACGGAAACTTCCGGTTTACTCGGGGGGCGAGTCGGAAAATTGAGGTTGATTTTATCATTGCCGATGAAACGTCCATGGACGGGCTAAGTCTCATGGCGTCTCTTCTGGATGCCGTGGACACGACACGAACGCAAATACTTTTCGTTGGCGATCCCGGGCAGCTTCCACCGGTAACGCCTGGCGCCCCTTTTCGGGATATGATAGCCTCCGGCCGGATTCCGATAACCATGCTGACGGAAGTTTTCCGGAATTCGGGCGGAATCATTCAGGCGGCCACAGCCATCAGGGATTTCCGTTCCCTTGCTGCGCCCACGGAAAAAATCGATCTTGACGCCGGAGTGAATTTCCGTCATCTTGAAATGTCCGAACCGGGAGAAATCATATCGATGGTAAAACGACTGCATGAATGGGCGAAAAATAACGGGTTCGATCCGTTGTGGGATACGCAGGTGATCACGCCCACGAACGGGAAGAGTGCGCTCGGTTGTGACAATCTCAATGCAGAGTTGCGATTCAATCTTGTCCATGGGGATCCTGTGAAAGGATGTCCGTATCGATCAGGGGAAAAAGTGATACAATTGAAAAACGCCATGCTGAAAGATGAACATGGCGATGAGGATGTGCCTGTCGTCAACGGGGATATCGGGATCGTAACGGATATTGACGAAAAAAAAATCTATGTAACTTTTTTTGATCCGAGTCGGGACGTTGCCATATCACGCACGGCTAACGACTTGCGTCACGCCTTCGCCGTGACATGCCATAAAATGCAGGGGAGTGAATCCCCGGTTGTGATCATCCCAGTACATCAATCGACATCGTTTATCGTTAACAATCCCTGGATTTATACCGCGATCACGCGGGGCCAAACGGCGGTTTTTACTGTCGGGCAATGGGCAGTTGTCGAGCGGGCTATTGGTCGGCGGGGTGATAGTCGGAAAACTTTTTTAAATGAGAAATTTGGGGGATAAATGATGAGACCACAGGGAGTATCAACTGGCGGAAGTAGTTCTTTTATTAATTTTAGAAATTACGAACAAAGGCAAACTCTTGAAGACTTAATCGATGAAAAAGAAACCTTGGTTTTTAAAAAGAATCAACTTGAAACCCAGATGGCAGAATACAAAATCTCTGGAAGCAATATATCCGTGATAGATTACAGGGAAACACTGCAATGTTTAAGAGAAAGGATTTCTAATTGTAACAAAGCTTTATCAATTATCAACCCTAAAATAAAAGACGAAAGAGAAAAGCTACATAAATTAAAAATCAGGAAAAGAGTCTCTTTTACCGATCCTGCGATATTGGATTTGGTGGATCATGTTAAGGAGCTTAAGGCTTTATTCAAAGACTTTATGCATGACTTTGGGGCATATCTTGATACTGTTGAAAATGAAGAAAAGTGACTGTTATGCCACCCATTAAAATAGATACGCGGGAACAACTACCATATACCTTTACCGCCATCAATCCCCGCCCGGAAACGATCACCGCGACGTTAAAGACCGGGGACTATTCCCTTGTCGGGTTCGAAGATCGGATTGCAGTCGAAAGAAAAACTCCGGAAGATCTTTTCGGCAGCATGGGACGCAGGCGCAAGCCTTTTGAACGCGAGTTCGAACGCCTTGCAGAGCTTGACTATTCTGTTTTAATGATCGAAGATGATTGGATAAATATTCTCAAAAATCCGCCGGCATACAGCCGGATGAATCCGAAAGCTGTCTGGCGCACTTGCCTGGCCTGGTCCGTGAAATACGGCGTCCATGTTGTATGGGGGCATCATCGGCAATTGGCCGAGCGGATCACTTTTCTTTTGCTGGAAAACTTTTGGAAATATCATAAATGGGGTGAATAAATGGACTTAAAAGAAGCGGCAAAAAAAAGAGGAAGATGACGGCTTTTGCGAGTGGACCAAAACAGATGACCAGAAATATTCGGCAGAATGTGACGGGTCTTTTATTTTCGACGATCAGGGGGGGCCGATTGAAAACGGGTGGGTCTTCTGCCCGTATTGCGGCAAGGGTATCAAAGAAGTTGTTATACCAAAAGAATAAGGCGTTAAAAAATGGAAAAGAATGATATAATTTCCGCCCTTGGTTCCTTCGGCATCAGATCCTTTTACGAGTCTGAAACGAGCCAAACTTTAGGACGTACAAACCCAAGAGGAGACGCTCCCAACTGTAAATGTCCTTTCCACGGCGGCGCTGAAGACTTCTCAATAAATCTCAAAACCGGATATTTCAATTGTTTTTCATCCGCCTGCGGCAAAAAGGGGTCCATATTTGATTTCTACATGGACCGGCACGGTGTTGACTTTATCGGAGCTGAAAAAAGCCTCTGCGAAATTGCCGGGCTTGAATGGACCGGGAACGGAAACGGCAAAGGAAAGGGATCCTCCGGATCGACTGAGCCGACAGAAAACCTTTTCGCTCTTAAATGGGGAGCGGCAAAGATGAACGGCTTGAAAGGTGGGGCCGGGTATCTGAAAAGTCGCGGGATATCAGACCAAACCATCGAAGCCTTTTCTGCCCTTGCAGGATATTCAAAAAAAGCCTATGCCGGGAAGGATAAAGAAAAAAAGGTTGTCGAATCGGATTCAATCGTGGTTCCCATGTGGCTTGCCCCTGGCCGGGACCTGGTCGGACTTCAGAATATCTTTCTTCCACCCTTGCCGGTGATCTTCAAAAAGGGGAAGATGGAGCCGATAAAAAAACGCCATGAATATCAATCAAGTCCTGATATCGGCGTTTTTTTTATCGGGGACCCGGAGGCGGAAACGTATCTGATCACGGAGGCGGTTATTGATGGCCTTTCGGCCTATGACGTTTTTCCGGATCATTTCGTGATATCTCTGTTTTCCGCAAGCAATACCAATGCCCTGCAAGGCAAGATCCCGGAAGGAAAAAAAATTGTCTGCTGCTTCGATAATCATACATCGGGACAAAAGGCAGCTGCAAGAGTGGCCGAAATGTTCCCTGAGTCACTCACAGTTGATTGGAATCTTGCCAAGACATCCGATGACCTTAATGAAATTTTAAAGTCCGGGGAATCGCCTCTTATTGCGTCTATCGTCAACAACGCAATTTCGATCAAAGACAATCCGGATATTTTAGACGTGATTACGATGCAGAGGGGCGAACGACTGAAAGCGGCAAACGCCTTTATGAGATTGGCGGCAAGGCATGGCGACATCTATAAATTCGGTGGGGCCCTTGTTCGGATCGATGCCCGAGGGATTTTTCAACCGGTGGATGTCGAGACGATTCTGTTCCTGATGGATTTGCGGGCCGACTGGCAAAAGGCGACGGCAGCAGGACCGATGCCGATAGACGCACCTTTTCAGGTAGCTAAAGCCGTTTTTCATGGCTTCGGCCGTCCCTTCAACGATCTTCTGGGAGTTGTTCAAAACCCTATCATGCTGATAACCGGGGAGCTTATCGAGAAACCGGGATATGATCCGAAAACCAAATTTTTTCTTGATTTCGCTGTGTCTGAATGGTCCGATATCCCGGAAAATCCCACGACTGAAGAGATTACTGAAGCCTTTGAAACTCTGTATTTGCCTTTTGAAGATTTCCCTTTTGAATCTAATGCCGATAGATCCGTTTTTATTGCGGCACTGCTGACGGCTGCCGTCCGGCCTGTTTTGTCTGTGGCCCCTGGTTTTTATATTTCAGCGACAACGCCATCTTCTGGAAAATCCCTGCTGTCAAAATGCCTTTCTATTATTGCGGGCGGCAAGGCGGAAGTGATTCCCCATAACGATGGGCGAGATGCTGACGAGGAAACCCGGAAAAGAATGTTATCGATCGGCATGAAATCACCGCGGGCGATTGTGATCGATAACGTGATCGGCCATTTTACATCGGCGGCACTTTGCGCCTGGTTGACTTCCGAAACCTACGAAGATCGCCTTCTGGGCTCTTCATCCATGCGAAGCGTTTCCACCAGGTCGCTTTTTATGGTCACGGGGAATAATATCACGCCTGTTGGTGATCTTTGCCGGCGCCTTCTTCGAATCCATCTGGATCCACATATGGAGCGGCCATGGGAACGCCGGTTTCCTCTTGATCCGCTGGAACATTGCCGGTGGAATCGATTGGAAATGATCCGGGCGGCTTTTATCATCTTGCGGGCCGGGCTCATGACCGGGAAAAAGGACAAGCGGCAAATGGGATCGTTTGAGGATTGGTCAGACTTTATTCGACCGGCCATTTTCAGGCTCAATGATGGAATTTTCGATTGTGTGGATCCGCTCGACGCTATCGAGGCGGCATTCGCAGAGGATCCCGAAACGACAAGGGCGAAAGCTTTAATTTCAGCCGTTGAAAAATTCCTGATCGGGGATATGACCGGCGATTTCACTGTATCGCGATTGATAGCCGGGTCTGTCCATGACGAAGATTTGAAAGATATCCTGACGGAAATAGGGGGGGACCGGCTGAACAGTCGAAGTATTGGGCGGGCCATATCCCGGGTAAAGGGGCGGATATACACGACCGACGAGGGGAAAAGATCGATTGAACAGGACGGTTTTTCCCGTAGCAAGGTCAATCGATATTTCATAAATAGCCATGATGAATAAAATCGACCGCGGGGTTATGGGGTTATTCGGGGTTATTGTCCCCCCCTCTCTAGTGTTTTATATTGTTAGTTACTTTTATTTTTTCACGCGTGGCTTGGCAAAAACCCCAAATAACCCCATAACCCCGCATTAATGAGAATGATTCTCAATAAGGGACCAAAAAACATGACATTTCGAAAAGCTGCAAGACTGATCAAGAACGAGCTGAAACGAGCCAGGAAGCTTTATCCGAAATACCCTACCGGACTGCATACACCGGGCGGCGATCATCGCAGAGGAAGCCGGGGAACTCGTACAGGCGGCCAATGATCATCGATACCCTGCTGGAAATCGAAACGGGGACGATGCTTTTATTCGGATGCAGATAGAAGCCGTGCAAACTGCGGCTATGTGTATCCGGTTTTTGATGGGGGGATGACAATCATGAAGGAAATGAAGGTGAAAATCGGGAAATACAGGCTTTTTTTTCATCCCGGGCATCAAAGCAACGGTATTTTACACGTCCGGGCCGTGGTCGACGGAATGTGGTGTGCGGTGGCGGTACGATGTTAAAAGCCAATGTTATTTTGATATAAACGGGAAATATATGACATGGGCGGGGAAATGATGTGCCAGCATAAAACGACAATTATCATCCTGATGTCGATAAACGAAACCAGAATTTTATGCCAGGATTGCGGTAAATATCGGGATGCGGGGAAGCGGGAACACGTCTGGATCAATTTAATAGAATCTGAGGGGGAGGAAAAACATATCAACCGATGCGAAGGTAGGACCGTATCTTGTGGTGATTTTTAATGCCATCAAATAAACATACGCAACAAAAACAAGGCCTTCCCCCTTGCCGGGGTCTTTTTTCGGGGTTGGGGTGAAATAAGGGGTTGACAAAATAAAGAAAGCCAGATATGTATAATTCACATCTTAAAAGAAAGGACACAAAAGTGGAACAAGTCACAATAAATTTAAAAGTTGATTCAGATATAAAGCGCAGATTCCGTATAATTGCAGCAGAAAAAGACTTGAAACTGAACGAACTTTTTATTGAAATGGTAAAATCTTTTGCTGCTATAGCTTGGATGCCATGTCCAGTATGCAAGAAAACTATGTTTTTCAAAGAGTTTGTTCAAAATGGATTTCTTTTTTTTCAATGTGGAAATAGTTTTTGTGATGAATACAAAACGAAATACAGTGTTGAAAAGCTCAGGAAGGGTTGAGAATGAAAATCAAAACGTCCGAAGTAGTTTACAGGGAAGACCTATATCCTAGATCGATCACGAACCCGGCGAAGGTTCAAGAATACGCTTTGAATCTTGAAATCATGCCACCGATTGAAATCAATCAGCACAATATCCTGATTGACGGTTGGCATCGGTGGACGGCTCACAAAAAAAACGAAGTGGAAGAGATCGAAGTTTTGGTTATCGAAACAGCATCCGATAGAGATCTTCTTTTCCTTGCGATTGAGAAAAACAACGCTCATGGGTTGCAGTTGTCGGCAGAGGATAAAAAGGACAAGGCACGGAGTCTGTATCATTCGACGGCAGAGAAGGACCGGCCGGAATTCAAAAAGCGTTTGCCGGGTTTGTTTTCGGTTGCTGTTTCGACTGTCAATGAATGGCTGCGAAGAATTGACACGGATACGAAAGCGAAACAAAAGAAAGAGGCTTTCGACCTTTGGCTTTCATGCCGGACTCAAAGTGAAATAGCAGAATCTTTGGGAAAGGATCAGGCAACTATAAATTTATGGATAAAAGGTAACGAAAAAGAACAGGGTTTTATGAATATTAACAGATCTGGAAATATTCATAAAATCCAATTTCAAGACGATTATACACCTCCAATCTACAACGTATGGAAAAAACAAACCAAAACAACCGGAGTATCCCACTTTGGAAATTCAGAGCCGGAATGGTTGGAAAACCTGATATACCTCTACACCGAGCCTTTCGATATCGTTCTCGATCCGTTTGCCGGTGGAGGTTCAACAATCGACGTGTGCAAAAAGAGAGGCCGTCGCTATTTCGTATCTGATCGGAAACCGATAGTGGAGCGGGAAAAAGAAATCCGGGCCCATGATATAAATTCCGGATGTCCATCGGTTCCCCGGTGGAAAGATGTGAAACTCGTTTATCTCGATCCGCCATACTGGAAACAAGCTGCCGGTCAATATTCCGATGATCCGGAAGACTTGGCGAATATGGATCTTGAAAAGTTTAATTCCACTCTTGCCGGGTTTGTCAAAGGTCTTTCGAAAAAGTTGCAACCTGGGGCCGTGATCGCCATGATTATTCAACCGACGCAATGGAAAGCTCCTGAAAAGCAATTCACAGACCATGTGGTTGATATGATAAAAGCCGTTTCTTTGCCGGTCGATATGCGGTATTCAGTGCCTTATGAATCACAACAATGCAATGCACAAATGGTAATATGGGCCAAGGAAAACAAGCGCTGTCTAGTTCTGACGCGTGAAATTATTGTCTGGAGGGTTTGATATGTCACAAACTGAAATATATGGAACTCGGGATATGACGTATTCAAAATGGCATCGAATTGAATCGGTTCAAAGATTTGTCACGCCTGCCGAAGCTCGGGAATTGGCGATGATCGATAATGATGTCATTCTATACACAGAATATCACGACAAAACAAAAAAGCCGTGCTGTCTGATTGAAACCGCCATTGATGTTGGACAAGATTGGAAAGCCGGGACCGTAACCATGAATCTTGCAAAAATGGCGAAGATACCGGCTATGGTTGTACTTTATACGATTTCCGGAGATGATATATCAGCGTTTCGTGTGCGATTTTTGTTTCCGATCAAGTGGAAAAAATTTATCGAAAAAACTCCGGAAGAATATGCAAAACTATTACTTGAATTAAGGAATGATAATTTTTCACAGGCTTGGTATTTACCGGCTGAATGATCAAAACGGAGGAATGCATGAGCTTTAAACGAGAAATACCCATTTCATCCGTAGAATTCACAATGGAAATCAAGGCCGAAACAACACTTGCCTATCTTTTCTTTGACGGCGATAATGAAATGTGGATCCCGAAAAGCCAAATTTCCGAATTTGACCGGCATGGGGACGATGACGATATGGCCACTTTCGAAATTCCGGAATGGTTGGCGATTGAAAAGGATCTGATATGATCTCCCGAAAAGTCGTGATACTCGACATTGAGACAATCCCCGATCCGGATTGTATACCGCTGCTAAAGCCGATTCCTCTGCCGGACCTGACAGTGATAAAACCGGATGGCCGGGTAACTGATCCTGTGAAAATAGCCGCAAGTGTCGAAAAAAAGCAAGCGGAAGCCATGGCCAAACACGAACAGGAAAAATCAGATCAGATCCGGGACATGTGGAAGAATGTGAAACAAAACATACCCATCTGCATTGGGTGGGATGACGGAAAAGACAGCGGATCCTTCTTCTTGCCGTCATCCGACACGTCTTTAAAGGCTCAGGGGGCCATGCTCACGGAATTCTGGTCTTTCCTTGCCGCGAAAGGGTACGATCATTTTGTCACGTTCAACGGGATTTCTTTCGACATCCCGTGTCTTGAACTCCGCTCGATGAAGGCGCGCGTCCGACCCACAGTGAGAATCGATTGCGGGATGTATCGGATCACGAATCACACTGATTGTCGTATGGTCCTTGGAAAGTGGGATCGGTTTGCACAAGGCAGCTTGGATTATTACATGAGATATTTCGACCTATCCACCGGCAAAGACGGCCTCGACGGGTCCATGATGCAGGAATTTTATCGTATGGGGCCAAGGGGCGAGAAAATCATTCGGCAATATTGTGAAAAAGATTGTGCCGATACTTGGCTATTATATGAGCTTATCCGGGATTATTGGAGGTATTAGAAATGAATATTGAGAATAGAATTGTAAACAATGGAATAAAAAAAGCGTTTTCTTTGATTAAAAAAATCAAGAAAGCTATCCCGGTGAAAAGCCACGTATCTTTATCTACGGATGAAGATAATAGCTGTTTAATAATATTGGCACAGTTTAAAATAGACGGGGAGCTCTTCGCGATACAAAAAAAAATAAGCATGCTGGAAATAAATCGAACAGAAGCGGATATAGAAGAGTTTTTCATAAATAGATTCAGGGATGAGATAAAAGCCGGCAGGGAGTGCTTTCGAAGAAATGGAGTATGAGCGAAAAAGGGGTGAAAATGCCACAAAAAACTGTATACAAAAAAGCCGTTGGCCATTTCGGCATAAAACACCAGCTGCACAAACTGGCGGAAGAATGTAGTGAATTGGCGGTTGAAGCACATCATATGGCCGCTGGCCGTGGGTACGAATCCTGTCTTGCCGGGGAGATTGCAGACGTGGAAATTTTGATCGATCAGATGAAGGCTTTTTACCCGAAAATGGTCGAAAATGTGGATGCGATAAAACGGCGGAAAGTCTTGAAACTTATCACACGGATAGAAAAGGAGGAAAACGATGAAAGGGAATAGAATGGTAATCGGGGCGCTTATATGTGCGCTCTTGCTGTCATGCATGGCAGGGATTCAGAAGCCGGCTGAGCCGGACGAAACGAAGCTGCGTCTTATATATGAGATGACTATGGACACGGTACAGGACCATAAAGCTTCCCTCTTGCCTGGGGATCGAAAAGCCCTGGAAGCGATGACGCACCAAAAGAGATCGCCCGGGAAAGAGCGTGGCTTTTTTACGGCTGTCATCTTGCGCCTTGTGCCAATGTTGATTGATATCATTATGGATCTGGATCAGGCCCAGGATTGCAAGAAATGTAAGGAGCGGTGTGATAAGGCAGGGCAGTGAATGAGCTGGCACTTTTCGCAGGCATTGGCGGATCAATTATCGCAGGGCGTGGACTCTGGAAAACAGTTTGCGCTGTCGAAATCGAGCGCAAAGCCCGAGACGTCCTTATCTCCCGACAAGATGATGGAACGCTTTCGCCTTTTCCTATCTGGGACGATATCCGCACATTTGACGGCCGGCCATGGCGAGGATATATCGATATCGTCACTGGTGGCTTCCCCTGCCAGGATATCAGCCCGGCCGGGAAAGGCGCAGGAATTACTGGCGAAAAATCGGGGCTCTGGAAAGAAATGTTTCGGATCGTTTGCGAAGTTCGACCAAAATTCGTATTCGTGGAAAACTCCGCAATTCTCAATAGACGGGGGCTTGATGTCGTTCTCGGGGATCTGGCCTCTATCGGGTATGATGCTGAGTGGGGTGTGCTATCGGCGGGAGCCGTTGGCGCATGGCATAAAAGAGAAAGAATGTGGATACTTGCTGGTGCTGCCGACTTTAACTGCCAGCGATAACACCGGCGCCGGCAGGGGGCCAGGAAAACAGGGCGGCGATAATTTACGGACTCTCTTGCCGACGCTCACAGCATCCATGGAAACGCCCGGCGATATGGAGCAAGCAAGATATCAGAGCAATAAACGCCCCGAATATAGCTCTCCAGGCCCTTTAAATCCTGCATGGTGTGAGTGGTACATGGGCTATCCTATAGGCTGGACCGACGCAGCGCATGAGATGCCAATGCAGGAGCAGGCAGGGTGGGGCCAAGAACCTGATGTACCGCGGATGAAAAAGATAAAATGTGGCGGTGGCAGGGTGGCAGCTCTCGGTAATGCCTGGGTACCGGCACAGGCGAAAAAAGCTTTTGAGCTTTTATGGGGGCGATTTTAAGGATAAAAAAACCTAATTGTTTGGGAATTGCAATATGTCCGAAAACGAAAATAAAGATCTTGATGAGATTATAAATTTTTTTAAATTAACTTTCAATAAAGTCCCTGATATTGAAGATAGGGGACTACCAGCCGCAACCTCTGAAACCCCTATGCCAAAAGTAAAAAAACCTAAAACAGATAAACAAGATAACAATGCCGTTATGAAAGAAGCCCGAAAATTCTTCAACGAAGTCAACGGCCAACAAAAACGGAAAGGACAAATCATGAAAAAATTCGAGGAAATGACAATCACGGAAGCGGAAACAGCAAAACGCCAAATGGAAGCCAAACTCCTATATCACAGAGCACAGGCGGCAGAGCGTGAGGCTGCCGATTGGCACGGGGAAGCAAGGGTGTCAAATCGTGTGCTGTATGAGCTGTATGAACAGGCACTCATAGAGCTTGACGCTACGAACGCCAAGCTTTCGGAGGCGAACGCCACAATAGAAAAGTTGGAGTGGAAGCTGTATAACCGCTAATAGATAGCGTCTTCGGGTTTTGGATTTAAAAAGTGGGTCCTTTCTGGGGATATAGCCCCTAACGGTACCATTAA